CTTGACAAACTCGTTGACGGTCTTGATGGCACCAAAGATGATGCCCACCAAGAACCCGAGACTGACGATCAGGTTGACCCAGAAGTTGAAGGAGTTGAGGCTCGCGATCATGACTCGTGTGGTCCCTTGACTAGACCCTCGACGATCTCCTCGATCCCCCTGATGATCGGCCACCCGTGAGCCATCTCTGCTGGTGTCTCAACAACTGAGGTCTCAACCTGTGGTTGACCGACGTGGTCGGGTGATGACACCAGTGGGGCGTGTTCGACAACGTGAGCGACCGCCTTGACAACGTGTTCGACGGGTGTCGCCACCTTTGGGGCTGGCTTGGCAACAACGTCGGGTGTGTGTGACGGGTGTACCTGCTCGGTTGAGAAACGTAGGTAACGCTGTGGTTGACGACCGTCTTGAGACACACGTACAAACGACGGGTCACCGTTCTGTCCCATCGACACCGTGAGCGGGTCTGGTCCCGCCTCGACGATCACTGCCGTGTGCCAACCGTCACCGGGACCGTAGACGATCACGTCACCGACTGTGGCCTCGACGACGGTCACACCCTTGCCGTGAGACAACAGCGTACCCGTGTACCCTTCGTGGTCGTAGCCCTGACCGTTAGGGTCGGCGGCACCGGCGAGCCAGTAACACAGGGTGACAAAGGCTGAGCAGTCGCAGTGGACTGGGTACTTGAGTGGCCACTGACCGATGGCACTCATACGGTCGGATCCCTCTGAGTAAACAAACGGGTGGGTGGTCTTGTTGTGAGCAAACCAGTTTGCCCACTCGACGATGGTCGATCGTACGTCAGTCATGAGGTCTCCTTAGTTGATACCGATCACGGTCAGATTAGCGTAGGAGATGGGTATTGAGTTGGCCGAGGTGTAGGCGTTGAGTGACAACGTGAACGGTTGGTTGCCGTAGTTGGCCGACGTGACGATACACGATCCACCAAAGTGACCCGACGTTGTGGTCGACAGAAAGAACCCGACCTGAAACGTGGCCAACGCCGCAGTGGTGTCGTCTTGGATCTGAGCAAACACGGCACCCGTACCTGTGGTGGCCGAGTTGTTCTGGTGAAAGTTGAACGTGACGAGGTAGTTGGTAAACCCACCGACCGAGACTGTGAGTAGTGACTTGACGGTGGTGTTGACGGTGACCGCCGAGATCGTTCCACCCGATCCAAGACTCTCCCAGCCCTGAGCGTTCTGTCCCCAGTACGAGGCGTTGGTACCGTTGCCCTGTGAGAGCAGTACCTGACCTGCGGTGTTTGTGTTTGGTAGATCAGGCATTACCGGCACCTCGTAACGGGTAGGGATCAAGAACAAACGTAGTGCGCCACTCACCAGTCGTGGCGTACACCTGATGTCTGATCGACTCAACGATCATCAACGTCGACACACCACTGGTCTGTCCCGGAAAGATACGTTTGAAGTTGACAACGTCACCGAGGCCAAGACCGAGCAGGGTCTTGTTCCAATACCCGTTACCACTCGACGACCTGACCTCGACTGCCGCGACTCGAGCCAACGGGTTCTGGTACAAGTAGCCGAGGTAGTGGGCGGTCGATAGACAAGCGTTGAGTGACGGGTGTACCGTCGACGACTTTTCGAGAACGGTGAGACCGTACTGAGCCTCGGCACCTGAGTTCTCGTACACCTGTGCCGCACCCGACTGTGGTGTGACTCGTACCATCGTCCACAGGTCGGTGTCGTCGTAGATGATCTGGGTGCTGGGTCCGTAGTACGGGGTGTTGTTTACGTCTTGGTCAGACAACGTGTGGTAGATGTCGGTCGAGTATGAGTTAGGTGCCCAGTGACCCGTGTTTGGTTGGAGTGTGCCAAACGAGTATGTCTGAGCGGTCGACGTACCGTTCCATGTCCACGTGCCGTAGTAGTTCTGGTTTGAGAAGTTGAACAGACCGTTTGGTCGTTGGTGAAACGTACCGATGTCGGTGTCACAGATCTGTAGGATCAGGTCGAGAGCGGTCGAGTTGGTGATCGGTGAGTCCCAGTAGTAGGGCTCGACATCGACGTACCCGTTGTTGATCGACTGTGACCACGCCGACGACGTGTTGCCGTTGATGTAATACAGGTTGCTGTCGAGTACGACGTTGCCGTTTGAGATGGCACCAAAGCCAGCCAACGTCAGGATCTCTGCGATACGGTCACCCGACGACACTCGGTTTGTCGATGTCCCGGGGACGTTGCCCGCCGTGACGGGGAATCCAAGTTGTAACAACGTGCCCGCTCGGTAACGGTTGAGGACTGGGGTGGCACCAGTAGCCGTAGAACTGATGACCACTTCGTCAAGCAACATCGGGACTGGTGTGACCGTAGAACCCAAGCCACCTTTGCCACCGATGTAGTTGGTCTGACCGTTTGAGTGTAGAGACGTGAGGTTGGCGTTCGATGAGAACGGGTAGAACACACCGTCGCAATACAACTCGAGGTAACCAGTCGTGCCGATCGTGATACCCACGTGATGCCAGTACCCGTCGTTGACGTTGATCGCTGATGCCACCAGACCGGCACTAGTGATCACACACTGGAGTGTGCCCGTAGCACTCACCTCGAGATAGATCTCGGTCTGGGTACCACTGATCGTTACCCAGTATTTAGTGATCACCGACTGGTTCATGTTTGACCCGAGGATCCAGAAGTCAAAGCCACCTGCTGGGTTGCTTGTTGTGATCGGCACCATAGCAAGGGCACCCGTACCAGTCGACGATCCGTTTGCGAGGTCGACACAGTTGTCCTCGTCGTAGATCAACGCCCCGTAGTTGTTGAAGGCGATCTGACCCGCCAACGTACCGGCACCCGATCCGTCTGACCCGATCGTTGCGACGTTGTTGGCGGCGGTACGGTATGCCACACCAGTACCCACCGATGTCGACCCACTGGTCACACCACTGGTCGTCACCGTAAACGTGGTTGCTGTGGCCGAGGCGATGGTCACGTTGCTCAGACTTAGGTTGGATCCAGTACCGATCGAGAGACCCGAGATCGACACCTGCTGACCAGCCTGAAACGTGTTGATCGCTGTGTACGTGACACTGGTCGTACTCGTAGCGGTGGCGTACGTGACGGTGGCCGATGGTGTTGAGTCGAGTCGGTACCAACGACGTGTGAAAGCGGTGTTGGCGTAGGTAGGCCAGAACGTGGCCGAGGTCATACGACGTAGCGACAAGAACTTGAGGTAGTCACTAGCGGTGATCACCAACTCTGAGTTGAGTTGGTCGAGCAACTTCTCCTCGATCGAGTCGATGAATCCAAAGAACACTGGGTAGGTGACCCCGCCCCACGTACCCGTGATGACGATCGGTGTACGTACCGAGATGGCGATCGTGTTCCACAATGATCCGTCACGGTTGTTGAGTGTCAGTGTTGCGGTGGCCGACTCGATGCGGTCGAGGTAGTGCTGACGACCAGACTTTGTTGCGATCTCCTCGACGTATTGAGACACGTTTGTCCACGTGCCGTTTGACTGACCCGACGACGGGATCGAGTTGTACCTGATCCCAAAGAAATCGGTTGACGAGTAGGCGATGTAAACATCGACGACGGGTAGTGATGCGATAGCGGTCATGTGAGTCGAGACTGAGTAGTGGGTCGAGGTGGTTGTTGTTGAGCGGTGTGGCCGTACAGGTTGCCGACCCGACGTGAGTCACGGGTCTGAGTGTTGCGGATCGCCTCTGCGATGAGACGTAACGAGTGAGGGTCACGACAGATACGAGCAACCAACACGTCGAGGTCGATGTTGATCTCAATGTTGTTGTTCTCGGTCACTTGATGTTCACAGTCACTGAGTAATCCTTCTTGCCTTGAGCGTTGGCCGCCATAAAGTTGTCGATCGCGTTGAGGTACGCCTGTGTCGCCTCGCCCCCGACCGTCTCTTTGAGTTTGTTTTTCTTGAAGTAGTCTGCGATGGCAGTCCACTGCTGAGTCGACAATACGGCGTTCTGAACCATCTGGTCACCGTACTTGTCTTTAGCGGTGTCAACGATCTTGTGTACCCAGTCCTCTGAGAAGCCCGCGTTGTAGTTGGCAGACCCGATACCCGTGTATCCGGGTGTGGCACCCTTTGGTCCTATCCGCATACCAGCGGCCGCGTAGTTCCAACTCTCGAGCCCCTGAATACTGCCGTACGTGTTTGGTGCCGTTGGTGCTTTGAGAACCTCTTTGGCGAGTAGGTAAGTCAGACCACCTGCGGCGAGAGCAAGACCGACCAGTGGGGCAAACACACCCGAACCACCCTCGATGTCGGCCACACCCAGTTCGGTGTCTGCTACCGCTTGCTCGGCCACCTCTTTCTCGGTCATACCTGCTGTGGTGGCGTCACTGACTGAGATCTTTTCGAGCGTGGTGTTGACACCCTCGAGCAAGGTGTTGGTCTCTTGGATCAACTCGTCAGTTGTGGTACCACCGACCGTTGACCCAGTACCCGTACCCGTACCCGTACCACCCGTCAACCACTTGAGAGCGGCCTTGCCAACATCAAAGGCACCACTGATGGCACCCTTGAGGTCACTAGCAAACTTGTATAACTTGACAAACAACGAGGCACCGAGAGCGACACCGAGAGCATCACCGATGGCCTTGACCTCTGACGGGTGAGCCTTTGCCCACGTCATCGCGTCGTTGAGCATGTTGGTCAACTTGGGCAACAACACGTTGCCCGCCGACGTTAGAGCGTTCTCGACGGTCGTCGTAAAGTTGGCAACGGCACCTGCTGGTGTCTTGAGCCACTCCTCGAACGCTGACTTGTTTGTACCACCCTTGTTCATGGTCTCAAACAGTTTCTGTAGGTTTGGCAACTGAGTGATCAAGTTGGTAAAGGCGGGTCCTGCGGCACCACCAAACAACTGGGTCATGAACGAGTTGATGCCCTGAGCCTTCATCGTCGACGTGGCGTTCTGCTCCCACGCTTGGTTGATCTGACTCAAGACCGTCAACATGCCCCCGGGCTTACGAGCCTCGGCCGCGAGTGTCGCTTGGTTGATACCGACCGACTGTAACAACTTGGCCTGTGACGACAACTTGCCGTTGTTGCCGTACATCGGTTTGTCGAGTGCTTCGATACCCGTCTTGAGTGCCAACTGTGATCGGGCACCGTTCATGTTCTCGTTTGAGAAACCGGCCAACAACGTGGTCGCCGTCTTGAGGTCGATGTGGTACGCCGCAAACGCTGAGAGAGCCTTACCACTGAGAGCGGTGGTCAAGTCGTTTGCCGTGAGTCGTGATCCCTTGATGGCATCAGTGAAGATGTCCATCGTGTTAGCGACACCAGTGGTGCCAGCCATGTGTACGGCTTGGATACCGATCGCCGCAGACAACGTCGTATTGAGGTCGGCGTTTTGTGTCTTGGCAAACATGGCGGCCGCCCCGACCGCTTGTGTGGCCTCAGACACTGAGTACCCACCCTTGATCAACTGGGTGTACCCACTGAGGATCAACTTGGCCGATGTCGCCGTGTCGGTTGACACTTGTAGTGCCGACGTACCGATCTGCTTGAGTTGACCTTGAGTGACGTTGGTCTGGTCACCGACTGTGTGTAGTGCCTCTTGGAAGTCGTACGACATCTTGATCGCGGCGGTGGCCACACCTGCGGCACCGAGGATCATGAAACCCGCCAACTTGTTGCCGACCGCTTGTAACTTGTCGCCGGTCGTAGCACCCTCGGCTTGGATCTCTTTGAGACCGCCAAGCACCTTGTCTTTCTTAGCCGTGAAGTCTTTGATCGAGGCGAGGATCTCGATGATCACTGGTGGCAGAAACGAATCCATGACTAACCCTTCAAAGCCTTACGCCACTCGCTCTGATACATGTCGATCACGTCGTTGCGTGACTTGTCAAAGCCGGGACTGAGATACGGGAACGCTCGTGTTGTTTGTTGACCCCGACCCTTGCCGGTGCCCTTGTACCCGAGTTCGACACGTCGACCGTAGATCATCGTGGGGCCGACTTTGGCAGACCACGTACCAAACGACACCCGCTTCTGATCCGACACGGTGATCGAGTTACGTAGGTTGCCCGTACGTTGAGTCGGTCGAGGTGGGGTCGGTGGGGCACTGGTCTCACCACGAAACTCTTTGCGAGCGTAACGCTGAACGATCAGTCCCGCTTGGGTAGCGATCTTTTCGGCGGCCGCATCAAGACGCATGGTCATCGACTCGATCGAGTCTGCCAACTTGGCGACATCTCTGACCTCTGCCTTGATGCTAACCACGTTCGACACCTTTCACCGTTGCGTCTATGCTAACCAACCAGTCAATGACCTCGCTTGGCTCGTCGAGGTACTGCTCGTGTGTCACACCAAACCGTGATCGAAAGGCGTACTCACGAAACATCATCGTCATCTCAGGATCGAGGTCGACATCACGACCCTCGAGTCGTGCCTTGAGACGGGTCAGTTGGCGGTAGGCACTTTTGGGTCGGTGACCCCGTCAGGTGTGAAGTCGGGTGCCCTGTTGAACTCCTCGGCACAAGCAACGGCCAACGCTTGAAACACGTTGCTCGGCATGTCTTGTACGGTCGTCTCGTTTGGTAGGTCACCCATCGACCACGACTTGACCATGTTGAGGATCAACACAGACTGATAGGCGTTGACGTTGTTGATGTCGTCGTCACTCAAGTCGTTCCAGATCGCCCACGTCGACGGGTCGTCCTCACGAAAGCCCTTTGAGGTCATCGACACGACGGTGGCACCAGCGACCATAAACGATCGACTGATGGCACGTACCTGACGTTCACTCAGTTCTGATCGTGAGGCGATGATCGCTGACTGGTCGTTGGGCAGGTTGACTGCTGGCATGGTTATCCCCTTAGTTGGTTTGGTTAGTACGCGGCTGACGTACCGTTGACCACCGTAGCGGCGATCGGTGAGTACGTCGAGGCAGACCCACCGTCAGTGGCGTTGGCGTTGGCGGTGAACTCGACCTCGAGTTCGACGTATTCCTTGCCACGTGTGCGCTTGACGTTCTGGTACTGGGTCTGAGTCATCGTAAAGCCGACCTGATACGCACCTGCTGGTGAGTTGGGGTCGACCAACGTGATCACGGTGGCGAGTGGGTCACGGGTCAAACCGTAACCAGATGATCCGGTTGAGAACGGGTCGGCGGTTGTAGCGACGACCAACGTCATCTTGCCCGAGACCTCGAGGGGACCAGCGAAGTTGACGTACGGTGCCTGAGTACCGTTCATCGTAAAGATCGACTGAGTCTTACGCTCGATCTTGATCTCACCCGACGATACGTTGGTAAAGGCCGTACCACCGATGGTCACCGTTGTGTCCCACGCTGGGATCGGGTGGAGTGTGGTGTTTGAGTACGACGTAAACGGGGTCGCTGGTGTCGTGGCCGACGTGTATGGGTTGCCGATGAACTTGGTCGTGGCCTCGGCCGCAACCTCGGCACCAAACGAGAAAGTCATCGAGTCGGCCTGTGCGCCGTTGATCGTAAACGAGTTAGCACCGTCAAAGTCCATGAGGGTATACGACGCTGGCTGTGATCCGCTCGAGGCGGCGTTGAGCAACTTGATGGCGTGTGAGTAGTTAGAACCCGAGGTCGTCGAGGTGTCTGATCCGAGCAGTGACTGTAACAAGACACCGATCGAGTCGGCGTAGACGTACGACTTGAACTCGACATCGTCGGCTCGAGTCGCGGCCACTTGGTCGTACACCATGACTGGTGATCCACGTAGAGCCTCGTCGCGCAGAAACTTCTGCTTGGGCGTGACCTGTGGGGTCATGACGGGGATCCAAACGGCGGTCGACCCTACTGTGCCTCGAGTCGCTTCTTTCGAGAGACCGAGATACGAGTTGGCTGTGAGAAAGGCCTGTGCCATGTCTTGTCCTTAGTTGGTAGTGGTTGGGTCGGTGGCGGGCGTTGCGGGCGTCTGAGGGGCAACTGGGGGCGTCTGAGGGGCAACCGTAGGTGTTGGCGTCGACGTAGTGGCGACCCATCGACCATCGGCGGGGTCGGCGTCGAGGGTGTAGGTCTCACCGGGAGTGGCGATCAGTGCCTCACCGTTGACGGTCGTGTATGGGTATACCCGTACCTCTGAGTCTGTGTACGTGAACTGTGGCATGGTGACTCCTACGCGGTGAGGATCTCGACGACCGAGACCCGTACGCTTGAGAATACCTGAGTCGTCGAGCCCGCGCCATTCAGCGTTCGTGGGTAGTACGACGTGACCTCGAGGTCTGCCGATCCGGGTAAGACACCCTCGCCCCACTGAAAGACCACACTCGGGTTGCCAGCGTTACGATCCGCTCGTATGGCCGAGAGCAGTGAGTCGAGAAACGTCTCGTTGTCGGCACCCACGTCCTCGGTCTTACGCTTGGTCGACCGAAAGAAACAGTCGAGGTGAAACACGTACTCGACGACCTTCTGACCGCCGTGAGCCCCACCGAGAGCGATGCGGTGTTCTGTCTCTCGCTCGATGTAGAGATACACGATCGCACCAGACTGGACACCGGGATCCTCACCCTCGTAGAACTCCATCTCGGGTGTGAACTTGGCGGGAAAGGGTTTGACCGTCGACAAGTACGTGACGTTGGCCGACTCGAGGTACGAGGCGATGGCCGATCGTACGGTGGTACGACTCACGACCGAGACCAAACGACACGGAACGGGTGGAGTAAGTCATAGGCCAGCAGAAAGTCCTCCATCGAGTTCTGAGCCTTTGGTGTCGTGGCCACAGGCTCACCCGTCTCACTGATCACGATGCCACCCTGACCACGTTGCTTGACCAGACCGATGACAAAGTGGATCACCGCTTGTTTGACATCGGCGGGTAGGGCAGACACGTTGACACCAGTACCGTGAGTAAACAGGACTGGGTTGGCAAGGGTCAGGGTGTTGCCCGAGATCGACGACACGGTGACGTACTCATCGTTGACACCGTCCCAGATAAACAAGTTCTGCCCAGCGATCACACCAGTGGTGTCGTTGAGGGTGATGGTCGTTGATCCTGCCGTGACCTGACTCGAGGTAAACGAGTTGGCGTAACCGTTGATGTACGTCCACTGACAGAACAACTCTTTGTCGGGTGCCCAGTACCCACCACTGATCGTCAGGGGACCCGAGATCAGACCGATCGACGAGGTGTAGGTCATGATGAACTGCTCACGCTCGATCGAGCAGGTGTCGGCGGTGACCTCGATGTCCCACAGACCGTTACCGGGACCGTACCCAGACTTGAAGTCGGTGACCGCGATGATCGGGGTGAAGTGTGGGTTGACCACGATCTGACCAAGACGGTTTGGTCGGTACCGACCGTTCTCGGTGTTGCTGGTCGCGTTGAGGGTGCCGTACTGACCCATCGTGTATCGGTCGGCCATCGCTGACGCCCTGACGATCAACTCATACAGGGCTCGGTTCTGTACGGCCGCCGATCCGTTTTCGATGAGGTTTGAGAAGTCGATAGCGGCGGCACTGGCCGACGACAAGACCTCTTGGACTGACACGTATGGCTCGACCCGACCTGACTGCTGAGTCCACGATGCTGTTGCGGTCATACGACAAGACGCCTCTCACTGGGTGCTTGCCTCAAGGGTAGCACCAGTGAGAGACGCCTCGACTGGTCTGGGTGTTGTGTGGTTAGGCCTTGATCTGTACCTTTCGCTGACGCTTGGCCTTGATCGGGGTGACACGGTGTGGGTAGAACGACCGCATCGAGGTGTGACCACTGGTGCCACCGTGTACGTTGACCGCGATGATCTCACCGTTGAGTTCGTGTGCCGAAACAAACGTCCACGACCCACGCTCACCCGAGACCTTGAGCGGGTCACCCTTGACCAGACCGTTCCACTCGTCGACCTTGATCCATGAGTGCCCACTGGTCGGCTTGGTGCCGACGACTGGTGTCGGGGTCGAGGGTGGGGTGATGACCGGCGTACTCATCACACACCTGCCTTCGAGGTCTTGTTGACCGTCCACGCTACGGGGGCGGTGGGGAAGCAAACCGAGCAGAGAACCGACCCATGCTTAGCAACGGCGTCAGCCTCGGTCAGACCGCTCAACTCGGGCAACCAAGCAAACGAGGTCATCGACCCGTTCTTGTTACACGACGAGCAACTCATCGACGAGTGGATGTGGCCACCGGGGACGAGGAAGAAACGTGACCAACCTTCGTACTGGTTGTCAGCCTCAGCAAAGGCCTGACGTGCTGACTCGAGGTCGGCGTATGCCTCACGTGCGCGATCGATCCACTCGTTGGCTTTGGTGAGGTTGCGTGGGCTCATCGACAACTCACGACGTGCCAAGAACTCGACACATTCGTTGAGGTCGGATGACTTCCATGCGCCGACTGCGTGACGTACGTACACCATCACGTTCTTGATACGAGCCTGTGCGCTCGTCACCTTCTCGTAAGTCTTGGCGATCTTGGTGTCGATCTCAACTGCCTTGGTAACTGCTTCCATCTCACTACTCACTTTCATCGAGGTACTGTGCTTCGCTCGATGACTAAATACTAGTGACCGTCAAACGGTCATGTCAAGTATCTTGTCAAACCCCAGTAATCACTTGGTGTTGAGACGCTCGTTTCGGCGTATCTGTAGTCCACCAAACGTTTCATCGCCCTGACGCTTCTTTAGGTGTTTGATGTTGTTGACAACGATCCCGATACGAGTCGTCGGTAGTGTCGCCGCCAAGATGTCTGAGTCCTCTTGATCTGTGTAACCAGCCTCGAGCAACGACTCGAGTGATGGGAACACATCGGCGTGACGATCACGATCACGGTCGATGAGATGATCCTGTTTGCCACCCATAGAAAAAATGATCACGAAGTTGTCGGGTCGGTGATGACGCTTCACCATCTCGACCTCTTTGGTGTAGGCGTAGAACGTCACGTCGGGTGTCGACGTTGCGATGCGTACCCATGCGAGGTAGTAGGCCTCTGAGTAGAAGTCACCCGAGTCGTGGATCCTCACGTACTTGCCACCTCGGTATCGACGTGCTGTGAGTTCGGTGGTCATCGTCGACTCCCAAGCGAGCAGATCGTCGAGGGTCATCTTGAGGTTGCGTACGTGGGCGGCCTTGACGTTTGAGAAGTTGTACGTGCCAGATCGGGCGTAACACAGGTTGGCACACACACCAGCGTTAGGACACACGACGACGTTGTGACCGTCGACCCGAGCGTTGAGAGCGGGTAGTGACCACGTAAAGATCCCGTCTTTGGCTAACTCACGGTTGCCGTTGGTCAGTAGGTACTTCATCAGTCGTACTCGGGTGTGAGGTCGGTGGCACCACATCGACCACAACGATCTTTGATCAGTGCCACGAAGCCGCACTCACATCGGTACCCTCGGGCACTACGAAAGTTGGTACCGGCAACGGCGAAGTCACCAGTCTTGACGAGTTGCTTGGCACCGGGACCATCGACGTGGAACGTGCCATCTTTGGATCGGTTGATGATCCGATCACCGACCTCGAGTTGTTTGAGACCTCGGTCTGATCCGACGAGTCGCATGTGTTCACCCTTTCATGTAATGACAAAGGGTGGTCTCACGGTCAGGGGGAGAAACCGTGAGACCACCCATGCCTCGCTACATAGTAGCGACTGGTGTCGTCTTATTACGAGACGATGTTGGTGATGGCACCTGACCATGCTGGCGCACGGAACGCGAGGGTGCCGTACTGGAAGGTGCTTGAGTCCCAACTCAACTGAACCTGTGGCCACTCGAGGATCGTGAGGTCCTGTACGTTGACGGCCTGAACGGTCTCAGACACACCCGAGTCAGGGAAGGGCAACGTCTTTGAGTGGACGAGAGCCACACCTGCTGGCATGTAAGGGTGAGGGACAACGTCGACCATCTTGCCGGTCGACTCGTTCTGGATCGCCGTGACAACGGAACCGATCGTGATGCCATCGGCACCAGTCTGGTAGTTGAGACGGTAACCAGTGTTGGCACCTGACTGCTGTTGCTGGATCGCGGCGGCCAGTGACTTACGGATCGACGCGGTGGTCAAGATGTAGTCAGGGTCTGCGATGACTGAGGTGTAGAGACTGTAGAACAGGCTCTGGAACTCGTCACCCGGGATCGAGGTCGACAACGAACCGTTGAGCGACTTGGTGTAACCCGAGTTGGCACCAGTGAAGGTCGAGACGAAACCGTCGTAACCCTGTGAGTTACCCGAGCCGTTGTCGGCACTGGTTGACACAGCGTTGTAAACGGCTGACGTGATCGAGGTGAAGGTCGTGGGTGACGTACCGTCGACACGAACGGTCGTGCCCTTGTAGTAGGCACCGCCCGAGACGACGTACACGTTGGTGGCGATGGCGCGAGTTGGAACCGTACCCGTGATCGTCAAGGTCAGACCCTGACCAGCAGTCAACGTCGGGGTCGAGGACACCGAGATGCCCTGAGACTCACCGGCAGGTGACGAGAAGGTCACGATGATGCCCGACGTAGCACCTGCTGGCAGACCCGATCCAGTGATCGAGGCGGCGGCGGCACTGGCCGACAGACCCGTGATGGGCAAGACCGATGCCGAGCCGTTGAGCATGTTGCGCTCTTCGCCCAGCATGTGAGCCCAGATCAAAGCAGTGTGTGAAAGTTGGCGCAGGTCCGTGTACCCTTGGCCCGCGAACTGGGCGGTCAGGTCGACTTGGTCGGACACACCCTGATTCACGTGGCTCAACACGATCTTGTCTGCGGCGTACGAGATCTTCTTTGGGCGGTTGAGGGTAACGGCACCAAAGGTGTCCTGTACCGACGTACCGCTAAAGAAGGTCGACATGTTGGCAACGCCACCAGTGTTGGAGTTGGTCACACCGAGGATCCGACGGAACTCGTATGCCTGACCAATGCCACCGATACGCGACGTTGAGTTGCGCAAGATGAACGAGCGAGGTACGAGCATCGCGAGTGCGGGTTCGAGGTCGTAGGGAACGAGACCAGTGACACCGGAAGAACTGTTGTTCAACGGATTAGTCAACGTCCACTCAGAACCAGCCTTGCTGATGTCCTGTACGCGGTCGAGGGCAGTGGCGATGTCGGCAACCTGCTCAGGGCTCATGCCCTTAGTGACCAGATCCTTGACTTCACCGATGCGGTCGGCAACGGTCGTGTTCTTGACTACCTGACTGCCGTTCCAGATCACACCACCGGACTGGGTGCGCTTGTGGCAAAGGCTGAGTGCTGACTTGTACGCCTCGAAACGGTCGAGACGCTGTTCGGCGGGCAGACCACCAAACAGTTCGTCAATGGCGGGGGCTGTGAGAGCCATGTTGTTATCTTTCTGTGAGGGTTGGTTTGTTAGTTACGGAGTATGGCTTTGGCGTCGGCCTCGAGAGCGAGAGCCTTGTCCAAGTAACCAGACTTCATGGTGGGGTCGTACACAGACTCTGCGAGTCGGCGGAACCGACCTGCCTCTGACTGTAAACGTTCGGCGTCGGCGGCTTTGTTCGCCTGACCGTTGGTTGCTCGAAGGGCGGGGCCTCCGGGCGTTGCCATCTCCCTCACTTCGTTGAGTGCGGCCTTTAGGAGAGCGATCTCCTCTGTTGCCTTGCTCAACTCTGCCTTTGTGGTGATGACTTCTTCAAGGCCGAGAGCCTTGACGATCTCTGTACGCAACTCACCCTTGACCTCGTCGGTCGCGTCGGGTGCTGATGCGCTCTTGATCAGGTCGGCAGATACGCCGAGTCCGATGTAACTCATGGTGTCGTCTCCTAAGTTGTCAACGCTGTTTGCGAAGGGTGGTGTGGTCTCGTTGGTCGACTCGTTGGCCTCGTCGTTCCACCAGCACAAGAACGTACACAGTGCCGACAACAACTCGGCCACGTCGTCGGTCTCGTTCTCGTTGCCCGTTGCCATCTCGTCGAGTTCCTGCTTGATCAAGTTGATCAGTGACTGACGTACGGCGTTGAGGTCTGCTGGGTCGTGAGCCATCTTGGTGAGGTCACCCGAGATCGTCTTGAGCAGGTCTGAGGTGATGGCCTTGTCACCGATCCGAGTGCGCGTGTAGGGCATGTCGGCATCGGTGTGGGCTTCACCCTCGGCGGGAAACTTGCCCGATCCACCACAGTAAGAACACGACTGGTTGTCGTCGACAGTGACACCGAGACCGTTACACTTCGGGCACACCTCTGACGACGGGTACGCCTCGTCACCGTCGTTTGGCAGGGCATGTACGTCGATGACGTTCATCTGAGGAATGATCGCGGCGACCTCGGCGTGACCCTGCTGGGTGTCGGGGATCAGTGGTTGTAGGTCGATACCACCGATGCCCTTGACGATCTCGAGGTCACCACCGTCAACCGACTTGGCGATCTCGACGGTGGCCGTAGGGTTTGCTGGACGGTCGACCAGTGAGACTTCTACGATCTGACCCGAGACGATCCGACCGTTTGGGGCGTCGTCAGACTTGACGATACGGGCACCCTTGATACCGATCGAGTAGCCCTTGAGGACACCCTTTTCGATCTTCTTCTTGGTGTTGTCGTCAACGACCTCAGACTTGAGGAACCAGTCGTCACCAGTGGCCGACAACTCGAGACCAACACCTGCGGCGATCGACTGGTGCATCTCTCGTACGTTGGCACCAGTGGCCATCCACTGAGGCATGGCAGTCTTGAGCCACTCGGGGTCACAGATCTGCTGGTCGAGGTCGAGGTCAGGTCCTGTGGCCTTGCCGTAGACGATCAACGATCCATCGGGTGCGCTCTTGTAGGTCAAGTCGCCGAAGCCGACGTACGTGATGTCACTCATGTTGATCTCCTGTGTTCTTAGTTTGAGATTACTGCCGCGACCGTACAACGGCAACTCGGGTGTTGTGGTGGTACTGGGTCACCGATCGGGTGGTTGCCCTCAAGTGTGGCACACTCGGCGCATGCCGTGTCGTATGCGATCCACTCAAACTCGGTGAGACCAGTTGCGGCGTACTGATCGACCGACGCTTGACAGTACGCTCGGTTGGTCTCGGTGACTGCTACGACGTAAGCACTCGAGGGATCACTGACCATCGAGGCGATGTTACGAGCGATCGTCTTTGCGGGCAGACCCTGTGAGACACCGGCACCGATGATGTTGCCGACCCGTGTGATCCGAGTGTCACCGATGCCCGCGATGGTGATCCCCAGTTGGTCGAGGGTCGCCTGTAGACCACCACCCGACAACAAGTCTGCGGCGACTGGTGATCCCGGTGACCATGTCGACCAGTCGATCGTGGCCGCCGCCTCTGCCAGTGGGTACGAGAGCGATGCGTTGTTGCCCATGTCTTTGACCGCCATCGCTGTGCCGACGTAGCCCGCCTCACGATAGACGTTGGTCAACACCTTTCTCAGTGGTGTCGCGTCCCACTTGACGATGCTCTTGACGAGGGTCAGGGGATCAGTGGCCGCTTTCTGACCCATCATCGTCATCACCTGACTGATGGCCTCGTCGACACCTGAGATCGACTGACTCATGGCGTCGATGATCTGGGTGAGGTAGTGATCCTCGATCTGCTTCTTGTGGGTCAGACCGACTTGGTCGTCGAGCGATCGCTTAGTAGTCAGACCAGCGATCGGTCGTGATAAAGGGTTATCGGTTATCTGCCCCTCGATGATCTCAGTGACCCACGTGGTCAAGATCTCGGGCATGGGGGCGACACCCTTGACGATGAAGTAGGCCCTCTCGTTGAGGATCTCGGCCACAGACTCGGTGACGGTTGAGAAGTCAAAGGGTCGCCAGTTACCACGCTTGTGACGTGACTTGACGAACCGAGCGAAGTCACGGATCTCGTCGGCCATGAGTGACTTGGCCTCGGTGGGCTCTACCTCAGTTTGCGTCGGCTTGACTTGAGGCTGGGTCGTCGACCCTTCTTGAGACCCTTCTTGTGGGTCGCCTTCGGTGAGTCGGCCACTACTGGTCCCACCATCCACTTGATCGCCATCGTCTGATCCCTTCGTGTTGTTTGCCATCGTCTGTCGTTGGTTGTCGAGTAGACCCGTCAAGAACTGGATCGTGTTACCGGCCAAGATCAACGGCTCGTCTGCTTCCTCGATGTCGTACAACGGCATGTTGAGTTCACCACGTACGTCGTTGATCGTCATCTGACCCGACTGTAGAGCGGTCTGGTAAGCGGTCGCCCGTTGTGCCATCTGGTTGACATCTGAGTCGTCGTCGTCAAACGAGAACGTGATGTTCTTGTCTGAGTTGAGAAACCGACGTGACAACGTGTTGATGGTCTCGATGAGAAACGCCTCAAGCGGCTTCTGTGACGTGGTTAGGGCGGCCTGTGCCTCACCCTGATGTTCACCCTTACCACCGAGACCCGAGCGGGGGATCACACCCATCGCTGACGGTGACACACCAAAGATCGTGGCGATACGCAAGATGATGTATTCGTCGTATTCGTTCTTGTATTGGCTCTCGATCGCTGGGGCAAACACGGGCTTGAACCCTCGGGGCAACACCTTCATGCGGTGACGCTCAACCGTCGACCCGACGAGACGATCGTTGAACACTCGCTCAAAGGCGGCGAGGTGGGTTGGATCCATCTCCTCTGAGTCGGTCTCAAAGAACGCCATCGGCATCGACCCGTCTCGGTACTCTGACTTCATCCACTGCTGACGGTCGAGGTACAGGGTCGCGGCGGGTACCGCTTCCTCAACGGCACTGAAACCGTAGGGTGACCACGTACGGCGGTTGCGCACAAAGTAGGCCAACTGGTCGCGCAGGTACTCGTTGCTCCTGCCGGGGGCGTTGTAGAACTCACCGTCAGACTCGGGTGTCCACTGGTATTCACCTCGAGGGAATCCCCACAGGATCTGCTGGTATGCCGGTGATGGTGGTGATGGTACAGCACCTCGGTTGTCGAGCAAGACCTTGATCGTCGGTGAGTCGATGATCTCAAAGCCGATGACCTCTTTGCCGAGGTTGTAACGGGCGTACACGGGTGTGCCATCAAAGACCATGTGTTGCCACAAGAACTCGGTCATCCACTCGGTAAACGTGCGACCGAGTTGTGGGTACGGGTTCTCCCAGAACTTACGTAGGTCGTCGATCTGCTTGGCGTACTTGTCTCGAGCGATCTTGGCGGCCTTAGCGTGACTGACGTTCTGGTCGGCCATGATCGACGTGATCGTCGCGTCCTCGATCTCAAACGACCAGCCCATCTTGGTGATCTCTGCGATCTTGATCTCGACCGCTCGGTGAATGATGTCGATCTGATCGGCCATCGACCGAAGCACCGTCCACGGCGTCGTACGCTGGTTGAGGTCGAGGTTCCATGCGACTGGGAACTCCCACAGTCGAGGTAGGGCACGACCCGAGTCGTCAAAGACGGGGTCGAGTGGCGAGGGTAAGAACGGTGCCGCAGGACCGAGTTGGGATCCAAACGACGTTGCTGGTCGTGGCAGTGGGTTTGCCTGAGCGGTTGTCGAGAGCAGACCCTGACCACCGACACCACTAGCGTCGACGGGTGACGGGTTGGCGACTGTGGCCGATACGTACCCTGAGTTGGCGAGCGGTGTCATGGCCATGTTGTTGGCTTTGGTGATCGCGTCGACCAGTCGCTCGACTAGGGCGTCTTGTTTGCTCTTACGGTTGAACAGTGCCATCACACTCCTAGTGGGGTCTCGTTCATTGTAGCGACCGTACACACGACGCGCAGATCGTCGCCTCGGTTGGGTTGGGCATGTCACAGTACGGACACCTCGGGGCGATGGCCGCAAAGTAACGGTCGGCACCACCCTCAGACCCGATGTTGAGTGATGTGATCCCGTGTACGAGAGCGTCGAGTCGGTCGGGTGAGAAGTCTGACTCACCAGCGACCCACGTCGTCATCTGGGTCTCGAGTTCAGCGTAGATCCCGTGATGACTGATCCGACCCTGCTCGTACAACGCCGACACTGGCTCTGCTCGTAGCAACTTGCCTCGCTTGGCCACGACACCTCGATAAGGGATCGTCGGTCTGATCTGCTTGATGATCGTCTCGATCATGTCGCCACCCATGTTGGTCTCACCAACGATCCGTGACGCTTGGTGTTGATCAAAGGCCTCGATCGCTCGACGTGCCCACCCAGCAGGTGACAAACGACATGAGTAGTCACCGAGTACGTAGCCTCGGTTGTCGACACCACGACCCACGACGATGATCCCCGTCTCGTCACTGTTCTCGTTTGAGGTTGCGGCGGGGTCGATGGCCACGACGACTCGAGTCATGTCAGGTACGTCAGTGACCCGACACTCCTCAACCATCTTGAGTGTCCACAACGCTCCCGGCACGTCGTCGAGGATCTCGGCCTCGAGTTCTTGTCGACCCAGTCGTGTGCCCTCGTACCGTTGGCGCAACTGAGCGAGAGCGGCGGGTGCCAAGTTCTTGGCGTTGTCAAAGGTCGATCCTCTGATCACCCTGACTCGACCTGATTCTGACTCGGCCACCAAGTCCTTGATGATCTTGGTCGGTCGTGGTGTGGTTGTAATGATCGTTTGTGGCTTGGTACCGAGACGCAAGGTGAACTGGAGTTGGTCGTAGGTGTCGGTGTACCGCCACGCGGCTAACTCGTCACACCAAGCACCGTGAAACTGTGGACCACGTAGTCGGTCTGGCTCGTCGGCTGAGAACAACTTGATCAGTGACCCGTTGTCGAGACGGATCTCACCCATCGAGCGGTTGTAGTGCTTGAGTACGTTGTACCGACGCAAGACGGTGATCAGACCTGACTCACCCTCGGCACACGTGTCACGTACGTCACCAAAGGTCGCGGCCACTACCGCCCATCGGGTACCGGCCTGTGTGATCGCTTGCCACGCCACCCACTCTGCGGCGGTACGGGTCTTACCAGCACCTCGACCAGCGAGGTACAACCACACGCCCCAGTCGTCAAGACTCGGTATCTGTTCCGGTCTCGCTTGATGATCCGTCCAGAACACCCTGCTCGCCGCTAGGTTGCTCAAGTAGGAGTCTGAGTCGGGCGACTTCTCCTTCGATCGTTCCTGCGTCATAGACCACCGTCTCCATCTGTACCTTTGTCGGGGCGTACAAACCGAGGTAGCGGGCACGATGTTCCATGATCCGCAACACTCGGTCGACTGCCTTGTCGTCACCGTTGAGGGCTCGAGCCCAGCATGATCGTTGTAGTTTGTCGAGTCGGTCG